TCCGTCTTCTGCTTTAACCTGTACCGCGTCCAGTTTCTCCGCAAGTGCCGTTGTTTCCGTAACCGTGTAGTTGCGGACATCGATGATTTCTGCTTTCATAACACCGTTTTCACGCTGCCAGTAACCCCACTGACCGTAAACGTTATTGGCGTTGTTGATAATGGCCTCGAAGTTATCATTCGCCTGAGACTGCAGGCCTTTAATGATGGCTGAGTCTTCGAGCTCTTTTTGCACTACATCGAATATTTCATCCGCATGGTTATTGGACTGACCTTTTTCTTCAATAAAATGAGATTTACCATACTCATTAATACTTCGGATATAAAACCAGTAATCATGTCCGGGCTTTAACTGACCTTTTGACCATACTTTTGCTCTGCCAAGGAATTCAGCCTCCTGTTCAATGTTATTAATGTTGGTAATTCTTTGCTCGCCGGAAAACCAAAATTCAAACTCAGTATTCAGTGTGTGCGGGGCACTGATATGTGGTATCAATTTCACCTCAAAGAAGCCTGACTCAACGCTGATAAACGAAGGGGCCGCTGGCGCACCAATAACCATCAGCACTTTCGACTCGCTTCCCAGCATTCCATTTTTATCTTTGCCGCGTACGCCAACCAGATATTCCCCAGCGGCCAATCCGTTGAAATAATATTCAAGATCAGACGTTTCACCAGTAAGGACAACCTTGTCATCTTTATAAACAGAAACAACGTAAGAAATATTGCGGTTAGCTGTTGTCATGGCCCACATAACTCTGGCCTGAACCTGAGAGCTGTCATTGATATAAGCTACGGAAAGGCGTTCAATGTCAGGGATTCGAACCGTATTTTGTGCAGACGGATTACCGGTGAAATTAACACCATCATCTACAATGCGCTCCTTTTTTGGTTCATGGAGAATACAGTTAAACTGATAGTTCCCGTCTTTATCTTCAGTAATAGTCAGTACCCGGAACATTCGCGTAATCAGCGTGTTTTTCGATACAGAAAACACACCGAATTTTTGCAGTCCGGCTGGTTCGCTCTTCAGGATAACAATGTCGCCATCTACTGATGATATTTCTGTTCTGATGAACTTCCCGCTGCCGCCGAGGTAAGCAAAATATCCCTTATCACCAGAAGACCATTTTATAGGTGCATCTGTTTTTACTCTGCTGCCAACAACATCTAAAACCCGGCCACCGACTTTTGAACCCGCAAATGAATCATCCGCTATTTCAATGATGTCACCCGGAAGACAATTAATACCCTCCCTGAAAGTCGTGAATGTTACACTTTCAGTCTCAAGCTTCTCTGTTTCCAGAATCCATTTACCAACACGATGAGCCTGCCCCCTGCTGGTGCAACCGAAAGCCGTTACTTTCTTAACATTCAGTCCGCCAAATCTTATGATCTGACCATCATCCTGTATAAACTCCCTCTCTTCCTTCCAGCCGTTATCCGGGTTAATCCATGAAACTTCAACTGCATTATGCCTTGCACTTTTAGCTGTTGATGTATAATTGAATTTCCCGCCGATAACATTTGAGTTTGTGTATGTCCATTCCGGATCTGCGGGCCTGTCCTGAAAGCAGGTTAACTGCACTCCATCCCATAAAGGCATTCCGCGAAATACGGATGCCAAATCATCAATAACGTCTTTCGCTTTCCGCTGTGAGGTAATATAGGCATTGAAAGTAAATCGTGGCTCTTTGCCGCCAAACCCATCCGAAACCATTTCATCGCAATACCTGGCTATCGCATACAAAGCAAACCGGTCACAACCAAAACGCCCCATCACGGAACCAATCCCGTAACGCCCATTGGTCACCAGATCGTAAAAAATCCATGCGGGATTGTCTGTCCATGCAGGCTTAAACCTCCCCGTCCATATACCGTTATAGCTGCGGGTTTCCGGGTCATAATTATCCGGGACCTGAACAATCAGCCCTTTGATATGATATGTACGTTTAGGCGTGTCACCATACTGAGATTTATCAATGCGCATACCAACCACAGCGGAGTTTGGGTATGAAAATTTAGCATCCGTAATTTCTGTATAGCTGGCCCACACCGTCCCGTTTTTAAGAAGGTCACTTTTACTGTCATCAGTGAGGCGCGATACTCTTATCTGAAACGGCTTTTGCTTTGGCGCGTTAATAATATGTGATTCAAGGTACTGACCACTTATTTTCCCGGGACCTATTGTGATTGTTTTTTCTGTCACCCATCCGCTGCCAGCATTAATCTCGACAAGCATCTGAACAGAAGTGTTTTCCTGGTTGCCTTTGTTGTCCTGTTTTACCAGCGCCGAAACACCTAATGTAAAGCGAATGCGATCGACTTCCTGATCAGATACCGTACGCAATATCGGTGTTTCTTTTTTCACTTCCACGTTTACAGGTATTTCTTTCTCAACAAACGGGAAACCATCGAGCGGAGACTGAGACTGCGTACCCGATCTCCACTGAACTTCGACCCCGCGAATATTCGGATTACCTTGTTTATCGACTATAGGCGTTCCGTTCAGCAGGAATCCCTGCATTCCGCCAACCGGTCCTTCAATAGGACCTTCTGACACCAAATCAATAATGTTCAGAAACTGCTTATTTTTCAGGTTGTCATCAACCAGACTCGGCGTGCTTCCGCCACCACCACCTTTGCCCATTTATACTGTCTCCAACCCCTGTGAAATCACATTTGAGCCAACCACCATCTCTCCATAACAAAGCGGAACGGGATATCCTTGCCCGATTCTGTTGGAAAGTGAGCTGAAATACTGGTTACTTTCTGAATTGCCTTCACTGAAATTTGGTGCGCCCGGTGTTCTTGTCAGCATCGTTGCCACCCCTGCTGCCGCTATTCCGACACCAGCAGCAAACATAGCCGTCGATGTCATCGTTGCCAGAAAACCGCCCGGAATAAAGAATGCCCCGGCAATTAGCGCTGCGCCGCCGATAATGCCAAGGAAGCCACCTGATTTTGCGCCACCTATAACCGGCACTATCGTGATAACATCATTGTCATTAAGTGGAGTGTGTAATCCTGCCACTATGCAGTCCTCTGTCATATCATGACCGGCAACGCGTACCCTGAACTGCCCACGGTTTATTTCCCGTTTTAATCCGTCAATCTGATAACACAGACATCTTAACGCCTCACCTGCACTGCTGACCTCTAATTCAAACCGGCGTCCATATCGGCGTAAATAGCCAGCAAACTGTAGTCTGACCACTGTTTGTGCCTCCATATGCTGTGTGTGAATTTAAACCAGTAGCCACCGTAAACATCCCGCTTACTCAAACGATCAGGGCGATGATGAAGAATCTCCTGATTACCGATATATAGCGCTGCATGACAAGGTTTTGATGTACCCAGGCAGATAAGAATAACGTCGCCATCCCGTACTTCATCAACCTGATAAAAACCCTGTCCGGAAATGTTATCCAGATACAGATTGTCACCGGTGTACCACCAATTATCATGTCGCTCAAAGTCATCAAGACTGATGCCGCACAAATGGTAAGCATCCCGGATAATGCTGTAGCAGTCCTGCACACCGTGATTAAACTCACGCCCCAGCAATCGCGGAACAGGATTAAATTTCAGTAACCGGTCATCACAAACGAGCCACCACGGTAATCCGGTTTTAACCTGCATATCCCTGTCGCCCGCGCTTAAAAATGGCAGTCCAGCCGGATGACTGTGCACGACAGCTTCCACTTCTGCATGACTCTCAGCTCTCAACCATTCCTCTGAGCTGATTTCAAAATAATTTTCCGGGTCAGGGTGAATATTGGTACACGGGAAATAAATTCCCCCTGAAACCAGCCCACACGACTCCCTCACACCTTCCGTTGTTGCATGTGCGATAATGTTACTTTCAATCATGGGTTAACCTAGTTTATTGGAGCCGAGAAACCCACCGAACGGCAATACTGAGGAGTGGCGAAGTTTGCAGCCACGGTACTTATGAGAGCACTGATCTTTTGTCGGTTCATTGGTCGGCTGATCCTTTTCGTCTGCGACAGGAGGCCCGTCATACCCGCAATCCTGTCCACGATATCGCCACGGGCATATATCAGCCTGAATAACCCGGGCGGGAATTTGTGCATTATCTGTTTCTGTCGGCAGCGCCAGCACATATGTAACGAAATCTGAGTCTGAATTTTCACGTTGCTCAATGACAAATTTCTGTACAGCCTCACGGGACGGATCTGCCTGATTGTTTCCATCCGGAAAATTTACCGCATCAAGATATTGCTCCATAACCTGCCGTCTGGTAACAATCGCCCCCAGTGCGTCGTCATAATCGTTATTGATTGCAGTCAGCAACCCATCAATGTTGGCGAATGTCATCTTCGGCCTTGCTGACGCTCCCTGCGCTGTCATGCTGAGTCCGGTTACCTGAACCGGATACGGATCATATCGGTTACCCTGCCAAATCACCGGTTTCAACAGGCCGTTCATTCCGTCATGAAAGCGGTATACATTCCCGCCGAAGCGACTTAAATCCACCTCATACAAATCAAGCATTGCTGATTGTTCAATCTGAGTAACCGCAATCCGCATATCTGCCGGAATATCTCTCACGCAACCACCTCCTCAAATACACAATCAATCTGCCAGACAGACTGTTTCCTCGTTACCTGCCAGTTACGGCACACGAATGTCCGCAGGGTTCTGTCATCCCCTGTCAGCCACAGGAATGATTCCACGGCCCCACGCTGACTGAGAAAATTATCTATTTCACGTCCGACAGAAACCGGTTTGATGAATGCCAGGTTATATGTTTTAAGCTGATTATTGATTCCGTCTTTGGCTCTCTGCTCGTAGCCATTGCCGAATTTTGCAACCCTGACCTTCGGTTCATTATTAATTTGGCAGGCATCCTCAGGACGCCATTTAAATTCATCCATTTATCGGTTCCATTAAAAAAGCCACCGTACTGGTGGCTGTTAATAGCGCTGATTACCTTGTATTGCACCGCTTCTGATTTCTGTCATCAGAACGTCATATACAGTACCTTTAACCATCCTGGTTATCATTGTTGCTTCCTTTTCTGTCATGCCATTGGGAGCCTGAACCTGAAAATTGAAGTGCATATCCCCTATGCTGACACCACCATCGCCACCCATCTGCCGGTTACTGATTACTTTTCCGCTGTCACCGGGGATCATGTACTGATGACCGTTCGACGCCTTGAATATTTCAGGCTGCCCGTTCTCACCAACGCGATACATTTTGTTAGCGTCAACGGGGCCACCGTTATAACGGGCACCGGCGACAGCCATTGTTTTACTCGCCGCCATGGCTGACATGTAAGACGCTGAACCAGCTGTAACCGCCGCCCCCATCGTTGCAATAGCAGCACTCATTGCCGCTGGAGCCCATGCTGATTGTGCTGCCACGGTCTGAGCAACAGTAGATGCCTGCGCTGCTGTTGACATGGCCTCACCAACAACCATATTTTTAATCTGCTGCATCCCCATCTGAACTAACGCCCCTACAGCCTCATCAACAATGGTTGATGCTACATTACGGAATGCATCATTAAGACTCTGTGCGCCGGTAATAAGCCCTGTCAGTACGTTGGATGAGCGCTGACCGAGAGCATCAAGACCATCTGCGAGAAACTGATTGGCCTGACTCTGATTACGCCAGATTTCCCACTGAGCATTCAGTCTTGCTTCCTCATACTCAGTGTTTGCTGCATTTATCAGCGCAAGACTTTGCTGTGCCGTAATAACTTTCTGATTTTCAAAATTTTTAATCAATGCCAACTTCTGAGCGTGCTCATTAGCCAGCGCCTGAACAGGATCAACCTGAGCCGCCATTTCCTGGACAGGAGATACAGCAGATTTCGCATTTATTTCCGCTGTTTTTCTGGCGTGTTCCGCTTTTAACTCAATGCTGCGTTTCTGATACTGTTCTTCGGTGATGAGGTTACCTTTCAGTTGCCGTTCGAGTTGCTCTCCGGCCAGTTTCATATCCTGATCAGCTTTTGCCTGCGGGTTCTGCTCAAATGCCTCTTTGCGGTCTTTGATTTTCTGCGTAAGGTCGTACTCTTTACCGGCCAGTGCTGTAACTTCGGCGATCTGAGCGGAATTAGCTTTTGAACCAAGCTTCTGTACTGCTTCAAGAATTGCAGCCTCGCGGGACAGCCCTTTTGTTTCCAGCTCTGCAACTTTCGTCGCATTAGCCAGGTCGGTTATCTTCTGTTTGAGTTTTTTCGCTTCTGTTGCTTCTTTTTTTGCTTCGGATACCGCCTCCCTTGATATTTTAATACCGGTTTTTTTTGCTTCGCTTGCCTCGCCAGCTTTAGCAGCTAATTCAGCAAGTTTTTCAGCTTCCTGCTCTGATATCCCTTTATCTTCAACATAATACTTGACCTGTAATTGACGTCTTACTACGTCATCCTTCGCTCCAGCCATTTCAATTTCACGTTCAAGCGTCTTTTTCATGTCAGCGCCAGCATCTGACCATTCAACTTTCAGGCTTGCTGAATTGAACTTTTGTTTTGCTTTTGTGGCTCCGTCAAGGTCAAGTCCGTAAGCGCGAAGTGCTGCTCCGGCATTAGGTAGCAAAGTACTCGCCTCTCGCTTTAGCAGCTCCTCGCCCTGCAACAATTCCCCGTTTAACTTCGCTTGCGCTGCACTGATAAAATTCACAGTCTTGCTTCTGTCATTTTGCACGCGCTCAAGATTGGCTTCTGCTTTTGCTAATTTTCTGGATATTATTTCGAGGTTCTCCTGGGTACTACCAAAGTGTAATACCCCATCAGAATATGCTTTGTATGCTGTTTTGAGATTTTTAACCTCCTGCTCTGCAGTGCGCTGAGCATCCGTCAGAACTTCGAGCTCGTCCCTGGCATCTGCTATTTTTGCTGCCAGTTCGGTGCGAGACATTTTATCCATGCTGGCACGCAATTCATTTAGTGAATCAGCAAACTCTTGTGCTGATCTTTTTGCTTCTTCAGCTTTTTGGAAAAAATAATACACAGCGGCTCCGGCCAACATCGCAGCACCAACCGGTCCACCAATCAAGGATAGAGCTTTGCTTGCCAACCCACTTGCAACGTTAAGTCTGTTCTGTGCCGCAGCGAGACTATTTGTAGCTGCGGTTTCCTGCTGTGTTAATCCTGTTATTACTGATGAGTTTACTGCCAATTCACGGCGAATTCTGGTTCTCTGCGCTTCAGTAGTGGCTGCTGCCAGCTGCGCACCCAGCGACTGCTGAACTGTCACAGCCAGAGTCTTCTCAGCTGCAATTCTGTTGATTGTTGCCGTGGCGGCTTCGATCTCAACTCTGACCGCTTGTTTTGTCGCCGCCATACCGGCAAGTGTCTCTTTAACTTTCTTTGCCTGAGCGGTAGCTGATAGCGTAAGAGCTCCAACATATCTAGACCCCATGACACCGGCTGCAATAAGCAATACGTTAGCCAGTGATTCCAGATTGTTGCTGGCAGATACGGTAGCGTCGTTGAAGATGTTTATAAATGTCTTAACAGTGGTGTTTTCGCCAAAGAATTTAGTAATATTATTGCTGGCGATCTGAAGAGACTGCGACATTGTTTGTGTTGTATTCGCAAACTCCTTCTCAATAGCTGGTCCCATTTCACGGAATGCTTTTAACAGTACATCCGTGGTTAATTTGCCTTCTGCGGCCATCGCCCTCAGCTTGCCGATGCTGACACCCAGTGAATCCGCAAGTCCTTTCATCAGTGCCGGAGCCTGTTCACTCATTGAGTTAAATTCCTGCCCGCGCAGTACACCAGATGCCAGTGCCTGTGATAACTGGACAAGTGCACCTTCTGATTCTGCTGCTGTGGCACCTGAAACGGTCATTGCCTTTGAGATAGTGGTGGTTATCTGCCCTAACTCTTCGCCGCTGAGCCCGGCACTGCGCATCGCTCTTTCCAGTCGTGAATACAGCGTTGCGATACCGTCAAGGCTTGAACGACTGTTCTGAGCAATATCAAACACGCGCTGATTCACCACCGCCAGCGTCTCTCCGGCCTTTATGGAGTTGACGAGTTTGTTATTCAGCACCGTCCAAGCTTCCGCGTAGCTGGTAACGGCTGATACAGACAAGTAAGCAGTCAGAGATACGGCAACCCGCGACAGCGAGGCCATTGAGCGCTCAGTGCCATTGACGGCGGTCGTTGTGCGGTTAAATCTGCCTTCCATATTCCGCAGCCGCTGATCCAGTTGACGCTGTGATGTCAGCAACTGAGCAACATCCATCTGCACCTGATATACGATTTCACCGACGTTTGCCATTTACCGGCTCCTTAAAATGAAAAACCGCCAAATGGCGGGTGTGTTAGACTGTCTTCCTGCTCACCAACCGGCGCTTGCCCTTAATCAAGTCATCGTTACGGGCATCATCGGCCTTGGTGATAGCCTCATACTCATCTTTCGTGAAGCCTTTCTCATCCGGATATTTCACTTTCAGCATCATCACGAACTCGGTCATTGTGAGTTGTTCCGCTTCGCTACGGGTGATGTTGAAATGCACACGGGCGGCACTGATGTAATCGACGGCGCGGAACTCGTCGGAGTATTCGTCTTTACCTTCGTTGCGCTGGAGTTTGCGCACCTTGGCTTTACCGATAATGCCGTGGGTCATTAGCTCGCGCGCCAGCAGGATGATATCGCGATAATGCATAGCGCCGCGCCGGTACACCATGCCGGATTTGCCAACCCGCCATTCACCGATAACCTCAGAACAGTCATCGTTACAACATGCCTGCATCACGTCCATTGCTGTCGATAAAATGCTGCGCCCATAAACCGGTTTATTTAACAGTGCAATCAGCCATTCAGGAACCACTCCGTAAGCGTCTACGGCAGACGCTATAATTTGTTGTACCTCTGAGCCATTTAATCGCGTAAACGCACTCACAATCTCTTTAGGCTCACCGATTCGCGTCATGGCATCCAGCGACGGGCGGAACAGGTAATCATTTTCGGCAGTGGATATCACTATCTCGCCGTATTCTAAACGCGGTGTCATATATCCTCCTGAACATTATCAAGGGCATCCGGAGATACCCTTTGTAATATTTAGGCCGCAGTGACTGTAACGACACATTTCGCCGTCTTACTGCCATCTTCCGATGTGACTGTAATATTCGCGGTACCGGCTGCGACACCGGTGACAGTGACAACATTCAGTAGCTTACTGACGGTAGCGAAGTTAGGCTTATCGCTGACCACCTCGTAATTTTTGTTTGTCGCGTTAACCGGATTAAATCCGACCGTGAATGTTGCCGTTTCACCGGCTTTCACAGTCAGTGTCGCGGGGTTGGCTGCGATGCTCTGAACCACGATTTCTTCCTGCAGCCATTCAAAGCTGTCAGCGTCTGCGACTTTCAGTTCACCGGAGTACGTGGAGATTTCTTTGGTAGGGAACTCCATCGACCATGATGTGAAGTTCATATACCCCTGAATCACATCACTGCCATCACCTTTCATGTCGAGCTGCACCCAATATGACGGCTGACGGCTGGCCTTAACTTCAGCAAGGATTTCTTTGGCGATATCAAAAGCAGACGTGGAACCATCAGCACCTTTGCGCTTCAGCTCGCCATCAAACTTAATGGTTAAATCCAGACCGGTCACGATGGCTTCGCCCAGCCCTTTTGTGTCGTCTGCTTTGGAAGTAACCGTTTCAGTACCGTAATCCAGCCCTTTACTAGTCAGTGCGCCGAGACGCAGAAACGCTGACTGTTCAGGAACCGTACCGGGGCAGCCGGGCGCGATGCGAAGAACCCCCGCATTACCCATCACCAGGCCTTTATCATCAGGGCATTGTGCCATGTTATAACCTCTTTATTTGCAAATAAAAAAGGCCGCATCAGCGACCTGTTTGAAGTGTGCTTGTTTAGGATGTGCAGCGGAAGGTCAGGGGAATCCAATACCTCCCCTCTGCCGTCTGAACCGGATTCACGAACCCGGATGTATTGATGATGAAATTAAGACCATGAGACTGAGCATGGCACCTGACATAATCAAGTATTGCATAGGCTCTCTGAGCGACGAATTCAACCCAGCCCTTGCCAGAAATTAACGACACAGTGAAAAAATCATCACCACCAAGATCATTGATTCTTCCGGTTCCGTCCCGCTGCTGAAAAACCATGTACGCATCATGGTCATGTCCGCCGGATTCTGACCACTCATAGTCCTGGATGATAAAACCGTCAGACAGCCCTGACTCGGAAAAATAACGCTTAACCTGCTCAGTGGTGGTCATATGCGCATCTCCTCCGCGACAGCCTGGTCAATCATCTGCTGTGTTTCCTCAAAGCCTTTAGTGAGGAATTCTTTCTTCGCTGTCGGCCTGCGGAAGCTCTGCTTCACATTCGGGTCGTGAACGAAAACGGCATAGGATGCTGAGTAACCTACACGCCCGGTAAACAGCGTTCCTTTCACCTCCACACCACGGAACTGAGAGTTGATCAGTGTCTTTGTATCAATCGGTGTGTATACCGCAGCCTGTCTGCCGCCGATATCCAGCGCACGATGCATGGCCCTGCTGACTTTTTTTGACGTGATATTACCGACCAGCGCATTAAGGTCAGCAACAGCACGGTTAATACCGATTACTCTTGCTCCCATGTCACACCGCCGTTGTTAGAGTGTAGTCATCTTTGCCGCCGTTAATATCGCGGTCACGGTCAACAGCTTTGATTCTGCTGGCTCCGGCCACGAACGGATCTTGTCCGTCATGCTTGCCGATAGCGATGTAATCATCTTGTGTGGCTTCGCTGTATTCCGTCCAGATGACATTTTTGATGACAATTTCAGTGCCTACCGTTTTTGTTCCGTCACTCATCCTGCTTCCGTAGTCACACCGGATATGAATGGGCTCTGAAAATTTCGGCTTGCCGTAACTGTCTTTGCCTTCAATCTTCCAGATAGTTGCCCATCCCTTGCAGAACCGGCGAAGGATTTTACCCATATCACCCCCGGTTCACGTCAAACTGAATAATGCTGACCGGCCGGTCAATAGGCAGGTTATCTGTGCATCCGGCGGTATCCAGTGCGGATAACAATTTCAGCAACGATTTTCTGCCGTCAGCAAAATACTGGTACGAAACTGAAGCACCGGACGGTGCATGTTCTGATGCAATTTTACGGACATCAGCCGCAGACAGGATGAGGATGACGGAATACACCTTGATAAGCGTCATCACCGCATCCGTATACCCTGCCTTATCAAGGCATCCGTCAATGCTGTCCACTACAGATAATGCGGCGGCAACCGCAAAATCAGGAGCCTCAAACCCCATCATTTCCAGTTGCTCGCCTATCTGCTCCGGACTGATTTGTACTGCCATATCACCTCCGGATTATTACTGCGATTACTTCGCAGATTTAGCAGCCTTACCGCCTGCATCAGCATCTTTACCGAATGTCACCATAACCCCGGCAGTGTCTTTGATGCTTGCAGCAATTTGTTTCCAGTTATCAGTTGCGGCTACCTGTTCGTTAGTCGGTGACTTGATACTGTCCTTCGCCCACTGATAACCACGCAAACCGATGGTGAAATCATATTCCCCCTGCATCAGAGCCTTAATGTTTTCCTGTCCGAGAACGTCCTGCGCTTTCATGATCAGCGGTGAGGTCTGTACAGCAGCTGCACCGGTAACCAGACCGAGTGAATGCTGCTTATTACCTTCAGACAGAGACGGAATATCAGAAATTACAAAACGACGCCCGAATCCGTCCTGCTTGATGGCCACGTTACCAATCTGGAACAGGTTACTGGAGTTGGTTAGTGTTTCGTCCATAAAGTCATTGAACGTTGCACCGTCCATCAGCCAGGCGATAATACGGGAATACGCATCACCAAACGGGCGGGTGCCTTTGTTTAGCCCGCGCAGTGATGGTGCGCTTCCTGTTGCTATCAGGTCAGTAACTGCCGCTGCGTTGCCGGAGATTGCCGCTTTCAGTGCCGCACCTGCAGTGTTCAGATAATCCTGCAGCATCGCTTCTGCTGCCTGAGCAGACACCACCGCTGCCGCTTCTGATACGTCTTTACCCAGGCGCTTCATCATCGTCGGAGTGACAGATACCGGCCCGATACGACCATCGACCTTAATCATCCGGTCGAGAATTTGCCCTAACTCCTGCGGTGTAAGATTACCTGATCCGTATGCATTACGACGCTGTGCCAGACCACCAAGTAACTGCCATGATGTCTGCTCAATGTAATCACCAATATGGTCACCATCACCGAAAACCAGCGCACCGCCGGATGCTTCATTAAACTGCTGTACTGCCTGAGCCACCAGCTCTGTCGCTGCCAGAGATACCTGATGCTGAAAAATATGCAATGTCATAAATCTTATGCCTCTGTATTTTTTGCAATGATTTCACGTGCGCGATCCACCAATGGATTCACACTTTTGGGTTTATCACTGCCTCCGGCAGGTGATTTGTCTTTGCCTCCGTCACCCCTGGTTCCGGTTGCCTTACTGCCGATAATGACCGGCGCAAATAACTGATTATTTCTGAATTCTTTTTCCAGCTCATCGATAGTCAGAGCTGATAGTTGCCCAGTTGCGTCCACCACGCGGGTTTTACCATCTTCAACGGCAAGGCGTGATTTGATATGCGGCACAATCAGCGCGGCACTATCACCCGCAAGTTTTGTCGCCAGCGACTGCGCGACGTTATCAACCAAAAGTTTTTGCAGGCTGGCATCTTTTTCCTGTAACTGTGTCAGTAACTCTTTTTCGCGGGTGCTGAGTTTTTCAGCCCAGCTCTTTTCCAGTGATTCGATATCACCGTTTTTACGGGCCTGTTCTTCTGCAGCTTTCTTTGCGGCTTCTTCAGCCTGACGGCGCTTTTCCTGTTCTGATTTCTTCTCAGATAACAGTTCATCGACTTTCTTCTGAAGGCCGGACACATCCGGGATGTCAGGCATGCCGTCAATCTGGATTTGGTATCCGTCACCGGCTTCTTTGTACATGGCCTTATGCTCTTCAGTCAGCACGTCAAATTCTTCTTTGGTTAATTTCCACTTAAACATCGTCAACCTCTGGTTTTGATGGTGTAGTCACTGACTACAGGTAATAAAAAACCCGCCGGAGCGGGTCATTTGAGTTCGATATCGGCCTTTCTGAAGGCATCGGGTATGATTTTCTGAAGTTCCTTCAGTGTTATTGGTCTGAAGTATTTATCGAGTTGTAATTTTGCGAATCGTTCCGGTGATAACCCGCCCTCACGGAATAACTGCGCCCTGGTCTTACCAAGCACAATGTCCTGCCTGTTCGCTGGCTGGCGGTAAAGCCACTCATAATAAGTTTCTTCGCCCCATTCAGAATTACCGACCGGCTCTGTGACAAACAAGTCTGCATATTTTTCATCAAGCACCGGGAGCAAGCGACTACGGCAGTTAGGGTGAAGCGGAGGCCTCGGTCCTTTACCAAGCGGATAACAGCGGCCGGACAGAGAACGGCACACTGCCGATGTTTTGTTATCCAGTATTGCACTGAATTCCTCATACTTAATCAGATCAGAATTCTCTTTATAGAAATCCGTCGCCGCCACACTGTGAGCATGTTGTAATGTCGTTCTGGCAACAGTCTGAAATCCCCTGACCACCCTGCCAACCACTGCCGCTGCGATTATCAGCGGTTCCGCTGAGGTTCCGTTAATAGCCGATTGCAGGTCAGCCACATCCCCGCCTGACGACAACGATATCACCACCTGATTCTCTATCTGCTGCATGGCTGTATCGGCCCACGACTCAATGAATTTGGCGAGAAACAGGGAGCTGTTCCATCCCGTCAGAGAGAGCGGTATGTTTTGCACATCTCTGCGCACCTTGTCAGCATCAGCCGGATTAACGTTTTTTACCAGTGAGTTAAACCCGTGATATTCAGCGTCTGCCATCACAACAGCGGCGTTGATAATGTCATCAAGTAACCTGTCAGAATAACCGGAAAGAACTGGCTTCAGCGTTTTTCTCAGCGCCAGCGCAATTGATTTCGCTCTGCTGACTGAGGAAACACTACCGGAATATCCGGATAATGCAGATGCTACAGCAGCGCGAATATCTGACACCAGTTCACGTGTGTCAGCAGTTGATGATTTGAGCCTTTCCAGCATAATCTGAATCATCAGTGCATTATCAAAAATGAGACCCGGCCGCATATTTTATACTCCCAGCATATTTGTACCTCTGATCAACCCAAGCTCTTCAGCTACATCCTCCGGTTTCTCATCCTGCGGAACAAGGTTCGCCCCCTGCATATACCGGATAAAATCTACAATCCGCATATTGCCGGACTGCACAGATGCCAGAAGTGCAGTAATTGCTGCCGAATCAAACTGCGCAATCTCGTATGTCTTATTGAGTTCAACAGAAGCTTCTCCAGCTCCGGCAAACTGAATACAGAAAGCCAGCGCACGATTAAAAGCCTGCTCAACATTACCGGCGCTCAACGATAAAACAGAGTTATCCGTCTGTGCTTCATCCAGTGCCTGTGTTGCTGTTCTCGCCGATGAGCCTCGCTCAACCAGCTTTGCTCCCAGCATTGCCATCTGCTTTTCCCGGCGCTCTGCCACAATAATCTGCATGGTGCGTTCTTCCGGCTGTGCAAACTTCATATCGCCACCCTGAGGCAACAACACTCCTTTGCGGGAACCGACTGTGAACCCGCCTGACATGTGGTTTTTCACCCAGTCATCTGTCAGGCCTGACAGCGCAACCATCGGCTGACCGATAGTGTGTGCTGACTCTGCAATATCTGCCTCAATCTGGTAATGCTTTATATTCATATAAGCTATGTCAGCCAGTGGTGGCGCATCAGGAGTATGGTCATTGTTTTTTGACCCAATCCACGACCATGGCAACTCAGAAAGCGGCTTTCCCTGCGCATCAGTGAATTTTATCCACTCGCCAGAGCTGATTTCACTGTCCTTCTGCCACCGCCTTGAGTGTGCCAACCCGTCGATCAGACGTAACTCAATCCAGCGGTCCTGCATTTGCAGTTCAAAATCATCAGACTCAACCGGTTCCTGATATTTCACAACAACTAGTGATGTTTTCCCGCCGGTGACCCGCCAGTTGATAATCTCCTTCGCCGTAAACAACCGGACGTATGGTCTGCCTTTGTCTGCCTCAGTCTGGATACCTGCCCCACTGAAATCACTGAGCAGTCCGGCACGGCCACGCTGCAATACCTGAGACAATGCATCGCGGATCATCTGAGTCAATGGTTGCCCCTGACCATCAATATCAGCTTCAAGACTCTTTGTTCCACCCGATATACTGATTTTTACCGGCTTACTGAATGCAATACCGAGTAATCCGCTTAATGTTCGTCCGGTTGCATTCAGAAACGAAGCACGGAGAAGATATTTTTTGTATCGCTCACCATCATCGTCATCCCGCTTTTTATCTGCGGGGTGCGGCAGGTACTTTTCACCGCGGCTTTTCACTACGCGCTCACCGTCAACGCAGTCCCCGATCATATTCCATTCCGGTAAAAATTCGGTGTATGCAGGATGTTTGTAATCCACGTTTGTATTCATGTCAGTTCCAGTTGAATGTCAGAGACTTTGTCAGACGTTTGACGTTGCGGCGACTGACCGCAAAATAACGGAATCCGTCAGCATCGTGTGATGTGTAGTCGTGAAGTGGTTTATCTTTCCAGCACCCGCGTTTGTCATCCCATTCTTTCCGGTACGCCTCAAGGTGGGTAATGCCTTCGCCACACTTGTTCTCATCGAATACACAGAGCGGCAGGATTTCGCGCACTGCCTCAATACCCTCATCAACGGATAGCTTCGGCACCACCTCAAAGCGGATGGAGTAGGTTTGCCCGTCAATTTCGTACCCTTCCTGCGCCAGTTCCCGGCGTGATTTCGCGTCTGAACCGAACTCGCGGTTGTCGATATCATGCGGCCCGTTGTGGCTGGCATATTCATAGCCTTTGTCTTTCAGTACTTTCATGTAGTGCCGCAGACCTTCGCCACTGTTTGAGTAGTGATCGATGATGTGAAATTCTTCACCGACTTCACGCACAAACCAGATTGACGTTGAGTCACCCACACCGATATCCCAGTAAGTATGCACCGGCAGGTGTGAGTTATCAGGGATTTCGCCAATGCGTTTATTCTCGTACAGCCAGCGGAATTGCTTGGCGTAATACGCACCATCCACAGACTGCTGAAATGCCTCTGACGGTATCGACGGGTATTCCCTCTTCATATCGTCGCCGAGTGTTTTTTCTTTGGCGTAGTACCAGGCTTTCTGCCGGTCGTTGAGCGTGATTCCATATTTGCCTGATAGCTCATCAAAATAGTCAGTCAGGCGTTGCGGTATCTGCTCAACAGGGTCGATTGCGTACTGCGGATTCTTCCACCAAGAGAAAAAGAAAAACTTCCAGTCCAGTGGAGATAATGTTTTGCCCTGCATCAGTGCTTTTTCAGCCAGTTGGCAATAATCGAAGAAATAACCGGCCCGACCCTCTGCCGTGCTCTCAATCGTCGTGAAGCATTCCGTTGATACCGCCTCAAACGCCCCTGTGACAATCTCACGGGCTTTCTCTGGCTGCTTGGCGCATATCTTCCCGAACTCCGATACGTGCAGGTAGCGCAGCGTACCGCCACGAAACGACACGGACACAGTCACCGAGCCGCCTTTGCTGAACACCAGTTCACCGGCAGAGTCATTACTCGCGGGATTGGCTGCTTTGATTTCGTCCGGCAGGCGCTCGTAGGCGTATTTGATTTTCTCCCGGAACAGGCGTTTTGCATCCGGCAGGGTGTGCGCTATCAGTGCGCACTTAGCTGATTCAAATATGGCCGCGTCAAGCTGGATAATGCAGACCTCAGTCGTGAATCCAAGCTGACGGGCTTTCAGAATGATATTGCGGTTGTGGATGCCTTCGAAATATTCTGTTTGCTCAGGCGTCATTTTGAAGCGAACCGGATGACCTTCTTTATCGGTGATCCAGTACAGATTATTCAGACGCCATTGCTTATTACGCAGTAACGCTAAATGCTCTGGCTTCATATTATTTGCCCGATAGTTCGTCCATCAGGTCAGAGAGAGTGCCGACAACATCATGCTCGCTTTTAATCTGGTCCCGGAATGCCTGGACAGATATGTGCTTACCGAGCAATTCAAGGTTCTTGACCTTGTCAGGCCATTTTATTTTCTTCAGGATGCCGATCATTTCCCGATTTTCACCACGTCCTTCAAACATATCAGCAAGGTCGAAGCCGCTCAGGTAGCGCCGCCATGATGCAGGCCAGTCGGAGACCGGCCTTATGCTCATGTCATCGGTCATAATGTCGAGAACATCCATCTGGTCTATTTCAACCAGGCGCTTCAGCACATATTCAGCATCAACCTTAAGTTGCTCACTGCGGCTGCTCATTAATTCCTGAATCCGTTTTTCGATGTCAGGTTTTGTCAGGTTTTCATTCCCGACACTTCGCGCAGTTTTATCACTGTACCCCGCACGAATAGCCGCCTGTGTGGCGTTCAAATCTACGAGGTACTCACGACAAAACATTTCCTGTTTATCTGTGAGTGCCATAATTATTTCTTGCTCTTTTCCTCAACCACCGGAATGTATCTGATGTCGCTGATTTCATCCGGTGCGGTATATGTCCATGAGCCATCCAGACCAGAAATACCAATCAGTCCGTTAGTAATGCGGGGCTCTTTCATTGTTGTCAGTCCGTGATATGTCGTACCGTCCTTCTTGGTTGCTGTGACTTCGTATTTTTCAGTCATGTCCACCTCAGTTGATTGATGTTCACCATTTCTTCCACCACGGCTGGTGTCGCCGCATATGAGGGGGTCTTTATCCCGGTGTTGCCGATTATTCTGGATGCCCACACGCTCGCTGTGAGGAGTGGCACTGGTCGTGGCTAATGTGGCAGAGGAGATCGGCGGCTCGCAGGTAATAAAAAACCCGCCGGAGCGGGTTGTTGTGTTTTATTTGCTGAAATATTTAATATTCAGTCCATTCAGTATCCCGGGGAATAAACCGGAATATAATTTTATTGAAATATAAGTATTCTTTCTCTGTCAAAACCATGTTCACCAGCAAAGCTGAGATACTCATTTAACAGCTCTGGCGGCATAGCTGGTGTTCGTGACAACACCCACAGGTAATCTTTATCGGGGCCAACAACCAGTGAGTACTGATAGTCATCATCAAGCTTAATAATATTGTAACCTCCATAGAAAGGTCCGAAGAAAGATACCTTTAACGCCCCAGTATCAGCTGAGTTAACAAAATAGGCCTTTCCGGTACTCTCTTTCCATTTATTGTTACTCGCATCCCAACCCCTGTTGATAACCTTGACACCACCATCATCACGAAGAGAATAGTTAGCTGTAACTTTGCTTAAGCCTTTTTCAAAACGATTATCTATCCTGGCAATTTCATACCAGTCACCTAAGTAATGAGATAAATCAAAAGGTTTAACCGGGGTTATATCTTTGGGTACCTTGACACTGCATCCATTAAGCAGAAACATGCCCAAAAACATAAAAACTGACTTTATCTGCATCATAACCTCATCAAGTTATTAACCAATGAGATACTTTCGCATAAAAAATGTGTTTGTACGATCTATTCGATATTCAGCTGTAGTCATTACCCTTGTCTCAATACCATCGATACACAAGCGGATCTATAGGAAGGTTCTGGCTGGATGCATGGCTGATTTCCTGCAGGTAAGGTAATACTTTACCCAACACCATAAACGCCTGACATATGATTCACTTTATCTTAATGAATCACATTCGTAAAAAGCCCCGCCATTTAGCAATGGTACTATTGATTTACCAGCAAAATTGCCTGTATATTGAGCATCGTAGTTAGAGTAAATATTCTTTATCAATTGCCTATTTGCCCTGTTCTTACAGGGCATTTTTTATTTGTTCCGCATATTGTAATTACGGAATTATCGGGGATATACTCAACCCGAAGATCACAATAAAAATATCCTGAATCTTTTATATATGCCCCCTCGTCATGGGGGGCTTTTTTACTTCATTCTCTCCGCTTCTATCTCCCGTATTGACCGCTTATCGTGATTACAGTCAGCTATCGACTTCATGGCATCAGCCAGCAACAGGATTACATCGCCGTAGGTAAGTTCATCAGGAATAACCGGCTGCGGACAATCAGCGGTCAATTGTGGCGGTATCGGCACCACCGGCGCGGGAACGTATTCCGTCCGCGTATTTCCGCAACTCACTAACAGCATCAGCGGGAACAGGAGCAACAGCGCATTCGCTGTCCTTAAATACTGTCCTGATAACAGTCTTAAATTTGACATTCTCCGTGCCCTCTTCCTGTTTGGCTTTGATGTTGTCGAATGCCACGCGGTGTCTGATGGCAACGGCTGAAAGCGTGATGGTGTTTATCGTCTGTTGTGCTGACAGCTGTCCGGACAACGTTGTGTTATTCACCTTCAGTTGCTGGTTATCCCGGTAAATGTCATATACCCACCAGACAGCAGCAATAAACAGCGCGGCAATTACCGTTTCTTTCCAGTTCATGGCGCTTCACACTCATAACAGATCACACCGTCCAGCGGGTTACCCGGCAGTGACTTACAGTGAGTATCGAGTGAATACAGATAACAACCCGCCAACAGGCAGGCCGTCAGCAGGATGATAGCAATGATGAGCAGCACTAAAGGGTTCCGTGGCATACCGCTTTCTCCGTTTCGCGCCGGTTAATCAAACCCTGCCACTGCTTACCACCAGCAAATGTCCAGCGTTTCATTTCGTCACACGCCCCGGCGATATCACCGGCATTGAGTTTGCGCAGCATAGTGGAGCGCGAGAACGCGCCGGGGCCGACGTTGTAGACAAATGAATAGATGGCCACCCGGGTATTGTCATCAATCGGCACTTTGATCATCGGGTCAACCGCGCGCCGGACTTTCGTCAGGTCGTTATGCAGCAGCGCCTTACATTCAGCATCCGTATACAGCTTGCCGGGCTGAATATCACTACCTGTATGGCCATAACATACGGTGAGCACCCCAGCCACATCACGGTAAGGTTTGTACTCAACACCCTCATACGCGGGGATCAGCACCAGCGCACCGGCAATCGCCCCGACGGCACAAGCGGCCATGACTTTTTTAAATAATCGGTTATTCATGATGTTCTCCGGCTTTCAGCTGGAATTCCTTCCGTTTGTAATACCAGTTAACCAGGAACGTCCCGACAGTACAGATGATCCCGGCAACAATAGCCCACTGGTCCAGAGATAAAACGCCAAAGGCAGAGGTTATAAGTCCCCAGGCGTATGCTGTAGGGCTGGAATATTTGTCAGACATGCGCATATCCACCCCCTGCGGAGTGTTCCGTATGTTGAGTGATAGGGAAATGCCGCAACCGAGTTATATATTTTAAACAGGTTAAAGTAAGGTGGCTGCGGCATTATTCGGAATCCCACCAGCGGCGGGAAAGCAATAAGAAGAGCACCGTGACCGAATACAGATTAGGTAATGAGCCTGTCGTATTCCAATGCTCTTATTGTTGCGGGCAATAAAAAAGACCGCACATGGCGACCTTTGAAATTTATGAAATATTTTTTATTTCACCCTTTTACTCTGATAGCATCAGGCTCTGATAGTTTGCAATATGGGGTTAACTGACATGTATAAGGCTGGAACATTATTAATTATCGTACCTTTTCTTTTAGCTACGGGGTGCTCACCAAAAATCAAACACCAAACCGGTCAGGATGCATGCGTAATAAAAATGGATACTCCGGAAGGGAACCAGCCAGGCAAAATAGACCAGGTTGACGGAAACAGTCCTGAATGCAGAGCTATAGAAAAATCAATAAACAAAGCTATTTGACTTATTTATCATAGATATAAAAACCACTGATTATTTAATCTAACTACGCATCCACACCAAACTTTTACAGCGTGATAATCAGTTGTTCGGAATAACCGAACATGTGAGCTATCCGGAAACTCCGGAGAGTTGAGCCTGTAAGATTATCACTGAGTCTCTTCATCATGCTGGTTTATGCATAACGGACATAAAACCACTGCCCCTCTTGCCACAACGATAGCCTGCTGAACTGCAGCGTGCTCTCCCCAGTAGTATCCAACATACACTGTACTTTTTGCCTGTTGTAATTTCGGACATGCCTTTTTATGCAGAACAGAACAAGTATCGCTGCCCGGTAACGTCAAAAAATAATCCATATACCCCGCCTGTTATTCTTTTATTCACAGAAATATGGATAACACCCTGACAAGAATTTTAAAAATTAAAAAAACTGTTGATTTCGACCTTAGCCTGCTCAAACCACCCCACTTCCATCCCGACACCCAATATCCAGCGGTTATGCTTCAGTACGGCTTTCAGTTTTGTTCCGGACCCCGCCGATCACATCACCTTCTTCCTTACCACCGGATTTGCACTATATTTAATACAGACAGAGCAAATTTAAGATTGCCAGCATGAAAACCTATACCGGTAAACGAGTCCCTTCATATCATTCTGAATGATAATCAAAACAAGACATCTCACCATGGTTAATTTTTTTTAATTATATTACGTGTAAATACATACTATTACGCTATAATAAAAAGGTAATGAAATTTCCATAAAATAATGTCGCTTATTCCTTATGCCGGTTATTCCCAAACCGGCTTTTTTTGCATCTGAAATAAGAAACTGATTCAGTTCAACCGAACTGACCTGCGCTACCAGAGTCTCACAGCAAGTATCCAGTTATTCGGAATAACCAAACATACGGCCCTCGGAAACTTCGGAAAACCTAACATGAAAGCCATTCTTACAAGTTGGAAAAATAAAAAAGCCTCACCGAAGTGAGGCTTACACCGTAGTTATACCTTTAATCCACAAAATACTATTAACAACGGTGCATTATATATTATGTTAGGACTGTAATTTTCAGGCCTTGTAAAACCCGCCAATATTGGCGGGTTTGGAACAAAAAATCAGAAACTAAGCCTTTATATCTTTATTTTCAATAGCTATCAACTGTGGTTTTTCTTCTTCCGGAATTTCATACTCTATATCCAATGTCAGCAATCCGCAGGATAATTCTGCATTCCGAATTTTGACATTCTTACCAAGGTTAAATTCTAATGAAAACTGGCTTTTTAATATCCCTTGGTGTACCCATTTCTCTGATTCATTAACTACTTCTGCAGGTTGTTTACCCTGAATACTAAGTTTGCCACCTTTCAATGATACCTCAAGATCATCTTCCCTGTATCCGGGAACACTAACCGTCAGTTGATAGTGCGCATCATTTAATTGCTTCAGGTTATATGGATGTTCTGAGGTTATTGGCCTGTTGCCCGTAAGTTGACTGAATAAACGGTCCATCTGGTCAAAGCGATTTGACAGCAAACTATCAGATAATGCCGGAAATAATGAAAAAGAACTAATGTTCTGCATAATTCCTCCTTCAGTATTTCAATTTATTCTTTTTAAATACACATCATGGTATAACTTACCCTGATGCGTTATTTATATAGGGATGAGATCTTGACTTTCAATGACTCATTTACATTTCTTTACAAAAATCACTTCGTGACCAGCAACCAACCTCAGATTTTACAGCATAAAAATAGTTAAAAAGGCATTTGAATTTATAGGGTAATAGACAATCTACTAAAGCTGCCCCCTGTTACTCAATAATTTACCTCCGATAATCAATAATGTCCTATACTTTATAGTGAAAAGCAAACCGGAGAGAAAAGTATGTATAAGAATATTCTGGTACCGATTGACACTTCTAATAAAGCACTGGTTAACCATGTCATCCCTCACATCGAATCTCTTTCAAAGTTTGATGACCCGCACATACATTTTTTAGTCGTTATACCAAGCTACAAAATGTTTATCGGCCTTTCATACGGCATAGAAAAAGAAATCATTACAGAAGATAATCAACGATTGAAGTTAGCAGAAGCTGACCTTAAAAATGAAGTTTCAAAATTTAATCTTCCGGAAGATCGGGTTCATTATCATGCAATTCTTGACACTCCGATAGATGGGATTTTGACTACCGCAGAAAAAATACACGTTGATTTAATAATCATCAGCTCAAGATCACCAAATATTTCAACCAAATATCTACTTGGGTCTACTGCATCAGCTGTAGTCCGCTATGCAGAAACATCCGTCCTGATTGTCCGCTAATACATATCGCCCGCCATAGCGGGCTTTTTCATATACAATTATGACACTCAATACTGTCCATATCATACCGAAGTATTTAGCTGTTCAGAATGACCGAACATGTAAACAGCTCAGAAGAGTTAAACCTGTAAGTTATCGATACACACCAGACTAAGATGTAAAAACACATATTATTCAATTAAATACATAATTTTTATTAGCCGTCATTAGTAGATAGGCGACGAAAATAACCTTTAATATAATTTTTAACAATCAAACCGCATATTTACACATTTAGCCTGAATGTAAAAATTGCCTGAACTTACAAAAATTATTTGATTGAAAATAATTAGTGCTGGTTTTTTTTATTCAGCTTCGCAAGGCTGTCACATGCCGACTGAAACCCACCAAAACATGCTTCATCATACAATGACTCGGCCTTTGGTTGGCTTTTTTCAACGCCTTCACCAGAGAGATGCATCTCTGCCAACTTTGCCAGTGCAAATGCATATTTTTGATCGGCCGCTTTCTTATACCACTCCGCTGCAACGCGGTAATTCTGTTCTATTCCCTTCCCGTAATAATACATTTTCGCAAGCTGGTATTGAGAAAATGCATTTCCCTGTTCAGCTGCTTTCTTATACCACTCTGCCGCTTTTAAAAAGTCCGGATTAACTCCATCACCGTCTTCATAGATAGCACCAAGACGAAACTGAGCACCAGCATTTCCCTGCTCACCTGATTTATGAAACCACTCAATAGCCTGCCGGTAATCCTGTTGCACTCCCTCCCCCTGAAAATACATCTCCCCCAGAGAATATTGTGCGTACTCATTACCCTGTACCGCAGCTTTTGTATACCAGTCAGCCGCCGTTTTATAATCTATGGGAGCACCATTACCGTAGTAGTAATAAGATCCGATTGTAACCTGGGCACCAGCGTCACCACCATTTGCCGCCTCGCATAATGCCGAATCCTGAGTATCGAGCTCACAATTCGCTGAGTATGCAGTATCCGTGTGAATCAAAAAAAGGCACAACAATATTTTTTTCATAATAGTTCCCGTTTTGCAGTTAACGGAAATCATATCAAAAACAAAAATTGCAGACATAAATAACTGCGATTGTGAGGTTTCAGCTCATAAGTAATGGGTATAGGGCACCCAATGACAATCTTTGTAACTTATTTGTACAGAGAATTTTCTCCCGGAGGTCTGGTCTTAAACCTTCTGTGTGCCCACAAGTATTGGTCCGGAGCATGCATGATTTCTGCCTCAATAATCTGATTTAGTTTCTCAGCATCTGCCAGGTCATCTCCACACGGAAAATCAGCAATTTCTTTACCAATTATTAATTCATAAGGCCTCTTACCACTTTCATTATTTCTTATCATCGTTGCAGTAAGTATCGGCGATTTCGATAATTTGGCTATAGCTGCCACTCCTTTTGATGTAGAAGCATTAGCTACCAAAAAAAAAGGGGCGAAGATAGTACCTTTAGTTCCAAAGTCCTGATCCGGAGCAAACCAAATAGCCTGCCCGCGTTTTAGTTCCGATACCATAAACTTCAGATTCTTACGGTCGATCATCCCGCTTCCGGAACGGCTTCGGCATCTTGTTTGTATATACTCCATTGCTTTATTGTTGTGGGGACGATACATAGCATTTACAGGAAAACACAGCCCCATAACTCGGCCCCCAAGTTCCAGTGACATGGAATGAATACCAATAATTAAAACACCATTATTTTTGTCATATACATCATTGAAATTATCACAACCCTTTACTCTAAATATTTCATTAATTCTTTTGTCATTCCAGAACCAGGCAATACCGGTTTCAAATAATGCAATCCCTAAAGATGACAGATTACTTGCGACCATACTCTCTATCTGGATTTTATTTCTGTCAGGAAAACATAATTCTAAATTTTTTTTAATTATGGATACCCGCCTTTTCAGGAACAAACCAGAAAAACGACCTAACTTATCGCCTAAAAACACAAGCCATGGATAAGGCATCTGAACCAAACAGAAAAGTAATAGGATACCAATCCAGGTTAATATGTACCTTGGGTGAAGAAGCCTGATAGAAAATTTATTCAGAGAGTACATTTTTTCCTGATAAGTAATAATTACTGCATAATAAAAAGGCCTGATAATATTATCAGGCCTTGGGATTTAGTTTTTTCTATTGCCTGGACAACAGCATCACCGTTTTACAAAAAATGCATTTTGCTCCATGCGGATTTGATGCGGAAACATCAAAGTGCGAAGTCCGGTATTGTGTTCCACTGCAACAGGGGCACTGAAAAAACAGTGCTATTATCATTGGTGCGCCTTAGAGACCCACCACATTTGATGCAGACGGACCTTTTGCCCCGTCTTCAATATTGAAAGTAACATTCTGACCTTCAAATAATGTCTTGAAGCTGTCGCTCTGGATCGCAGAGAAGTGAACAAACACATCTTTGCTGCCGTCAGCTGGGGTAATGAAGCCAAAACCTTTCGATTCGTTAAACCATTTTACTGAACCAGTCATTGTATTAGACATAGAATTTCCTTTAATTTTTTTGATTGCCATAAGGCATATGAGGTTTGTTTTTTATTTTTACTTATGGGAATTAATTAGAAGGAATTCGCAATGAAGTGGTATCGGGGATAACGCTAAATGGTGAACGACTTTAAACTGACTAGCATAAATAGGCCTGTACTTCCAAACCAGTGACGCTATTAAGCCACAGATGATCACAAATAGCAAACTTTATTATTTTATCCCTCAGATATTACGTATCACTACACGTAAATCACGACTGATTTTAACAAATTATCTTATCTGTTTATCAACATAAAAAAACCCCGTAAAAACGGGGTTTCAGTTTGTAATCAATACGACACAGAAATAACTCTGATCACAATAGCGTCTTTTTTACGATCGTAAAGCACTAATTTTTAAATCATGTAATTTGTTCATAAACGTCCGCATACCTCCACGATGTGATGTACCGTCCATTTCCAGTTTTACATCTCCCATTATGAGCATTCCTTCCACCAGCCCTTCTGCCTTCTGGAGTTTTTTCCCTATGTGAGTGTCTGAGCACCCGTATTTCTTCGCCAACTGGATAAACGTTTTGCCGAAAACATAGTAGTCAAAAAGCAGATCATGCATATCACTGTTGCGGATATTCAATTTTGCCATAATGCCAGATATCACCAGAGCATCATCATCGCTGCATGATTGCCGACTCTTAATTTTTTCAGGGATCAGCCCTTTAAACCCAGCAGCAATTGGTGACCAATATACTGATTCCTGATTATCAACAACCCAAGCCCCCCACCGCTCTAACACCTGGTGAATATCACGCATACATCACCTCGTTATTTTGTAGGCTATGAGATTTAATATCTTCCGATAAAACGGAAATGATACTTCCTGCATAGTTGCCCTGAAGAGTAGAGTTAATCCAATGTTCGTCTCTCATTGCTCTTTCCCCTGATTGCCTTTCATCTTGGTTTTGGTCATCAGCACGCCGTTGCAGATAACATGTCTTTCACACCGGGTGTCTTGGTTAAACATGCCGGTTTACTCCCAACTCCCTGATAGCTGTAAATCTGACAGTAAAGGCATGTCCTTTCTCTTGCGCTGAAATGATCCTCATGGTTCTCCTGTACCAGACATAAACGAGAGGAAGCCACAGGAGCGTTGATATAGCCCACGCGACAAAGGCCTTTCCTAACTCCAACATAATGATTTAAGTTCCTTCAGTTTCCGCCGGTACTCATCCCGGATGCGCTCGTAGTCTTCCCGCTTCCACTTCGGCAATTCATGTTTCCCTATCAGACGGTCGAAGCGTTCCTGGCCGATTTTCTCAATCAGCCGCAGCGTATAGTTTTCGATGTTTCCTGATAGATGGTTATTACATGGGGCACATTGCTTATGGACGTTATCCTCATCAAACCGCAGTTCCGGATTGGCCCCGGTGGTTCGATAGTGCCCAGCGTGATACTGACCTGCGTGGTGACGCCCACAACTGATACACGGCTGGTCTTTGTCCCTTTCCCGGATGTATGCGTTGAATGCGGTCTGTGCTTGTTTTGCGAAATATGAGAGGGGTTTTACTGCTAACTTGCGGATTTTTAATTTATCTTTTGCTTCACGTTCTTTTTGCTGCTGCTCCTTTCTTAATTTTGCTTCAGCCTTTTCCCTTTCCCTGCTTCGTCGTTTTATTGCCAACTCAGCACCATGCTCAGGACTGCACCACCACTCATTACTAAATTTTGGGTGAAACCACTCCCGGCAGATTTTGCATTTCCGCCTAAGTGTTCTTGCCACAGCTACCTCTTTTTGTTCTATGCTTAATACGGATTGAAAATAAATTTCGGGAGGACATATGTATAAAAGTATTCTGGTACCTATTGATACTTCTAACGAAACCCTGATTAAACACGTCATTCCACATATAGAGTCACTTTCAAAAATTAATGACCCTCATATCCATTTTTTAGTTGTTATCCCCAGTTATACGATGTTTATCGGATTTGCATATGGCATCGAGCAAGAAAAGTTCATGGATGATAATCAGCGTCTGGAACAAGCCAAACTTAATCTTAAAAACGAAGTTTCTAAATTTAATCTCCCGGAAGACAGGCTTCACTTTCATGCTGTTGTCGGGATGCCGAGAGATGGGATCCTGAATGTTGCCGAAAGAATTCAGGCCGATTTGATTGTTGTCAGTTCCAGAGCGCCGAATATCACAACGAAATACCTGCTTGGTTCCACAGCTGCATCTGTAGTCCGCTACGCAAAAACCTCGGTTTTAGTTGTCCGTTGACGCCGGTAGCCCGCCCCGGCGGGCTTTCTATTTTTCCTGCTTATTTTTTAATTTCATATACTCTGATTCTCTGGGAATGATGATCGGTATCCCTTTCTCAATGCACCACTGTTCATGTTTCTCCATCATGTAGAGCATCCGTACTTTATCCATTCTGCTGGTTTTTTCACGCTCTCCGTTTTCATTCCGGCCAAGCCAGTAACCGACAAAGTATTCGTGAGTTTCTTCATTGGTTATCGGCTTCGATATAACCACCTCTCCAGCTCCGTTCCGGATATCAATAACCACACCGCGTGCACGCAGCCAGTCGCCCGTGGTTTCCATCCACATGCGCCATGTCTTGTTCATCGGGATTGTCCGGAGGTCACGCCATTCGGTGATTTTGATTCGATACCGTTTACCGGTTTCAGCTACTTCTGAGAGAGTTTTGAGAATACCTTTGAGATTGGATTTATGGAGACAGATATCATCTGTCAATTAACCTCCCTGCTTTTTTCGTACTTTGTAAATGCGACTCTTCGATTCCACGCAGCTATTGCTTCCAATTCATCAAACCGCTTAATCCGCGCACCACATTCGTCACACGCAATACCAAACAACGTAAGTCCGTGACTGCTGGGGCTGTGTATCGTGATATCAGCACATCCACAAAACGGACAGCTCAGTAACTCCTGCGTTTTCTCTGTCATTTGAACCTCATTAACCAGCCGGTAATGTTCCTGTCGATGATTTCGGTGTGCTGCACTTTTTGCGCTCTCCTGCACATAACGTATGTAGCCACACCATAGATCGGATAAATGAACGGCGTAGTCACTGCAATGAAAATCATGGTAAACAGTGTTATCGCAGTGAATGGTAGCTCTCTGATTTCTGTATCAAGCCAAAAAAGCCATTTTGAATCCTTCAGAAACTTAACGTAGGTGTGCGCCGTAAACGCCATGCAGTCGAAGAGGTTGAAGTCATAACCGGCGGCGGCAGCATAAATCGGCCTGTCAATAAAGTGCCTGAGAGTTACCGGGTATTTTTTGAAATACTTCATCACTCCTCCGGTGGTTGTGGCGGTGTCTGAGTCTGATCCGGAAGTATGCTGCGAGCTCCGGCCATGTATGCACGATATCTGATATCAATCTCGCTCAATTTATACCCAGTGATGCCGAAAAAATCTTTTCTCCGTTTATTCATGATGTATTCGACTGTGTACCCCATTTCCCCAGCACACCACTTTTCAAAATCCGTTGGTTCCATAACCAAAATCCTTCTGTCCTGGGTTATGACGCTACTTAACCTGCCTGCGGAAACTTTCCCATGTGAAATTGATAACGGTCGGCGAACCCATTCTCAGGCGGTCAATAACCCGATCACCTAATGCTTTTGTCAGTTCGTCAAAATTGAGATTGGTCAGCACACCTACCGGCTTCTTGTTCGATGACCGGCGGTCTACCACCTGGAAGATAATCAGCTCTTCGTTCAGGTTATTACGCTGTACGCCGACATCATCCAGCACCAGTAAATCCACTTCGCACAGGTCGCTGATCAGCTGCGACTCAGTAGTTTTTGCCCCTTTCTGGTATGTCTCACGGACACGCATCATCAGGTCCGGCAGAGTGGCAATCAGAATGCTTTTCCCGTTCCGGATTATCTGGTTGCCGATAGCCGCTGCCAGATGGTTTTTACCGGTACCGGGGTTGCCGCTGAAAATAAACCCGCCAAATGATTTTCCAAACTCAGCTGCGTACTGCTGTGATTTACTGAGAGCCCGCTGCTGTTCCTGCGTTATCGCCTGGTAGTTATCGAACGTGCATTCCTGGTGTAACGGGCTGATACCGGAACGCCCCATGATTTTATGCAGTCGAGCCACACGGTTTTCGTCAGCAATCCGTTTCGCATCGATAGCGCCCTGCTCACGCTGCCACGCCATCAGCTCAGCAGCATTCGTGAATTTTGGCTTGATGTGCTTCGGCTTCATGCGGTTAAACCGCGCCAGAGTCTGCGCTGCTGTTGCCATCAGAAGTCCTCCGGTATGAATTGCTGAACACGTTTAGGCTGGACAATGCGTTGCCGTGTTGGTGGTGATTTCGGCATAAACAAGCCAGTCCAGCCGTTTGATATCGATTCGTCGATTACGCTCTCAGGTGTATACCCAGCCTCGTAAAATTTAGTCAGTCTGGATATCAGCCCGTTTAGTGTCTGTTTTGTCCTGATCGGTTTTTTCAGGTCTTTCCGGTAGGTAACCCAGTTCGCCCAGGTATCACGGCTCAACCAGTCAGGCAGCGGGTGTGCATTTGCATCAAACGGTTCTGACTTGGCCGGTTTTTCAGGTTTAGGGGATATAGGGGTATATATATTTTCTTTTTTCTTTAAAGTATTTCTTTTGTGTGTCTCCAAACCAGAGACATTGTTTGTCTCTAACTTAGAGACTTTTTTTGTCTCCAGATTAGAGACACTGTCTCTAAGTTGATTTTTCCACGCCGAAACCTCTTTGTTTACCCCTATCTTATTGCCATCTTTCACAATGTAATTCATTGAAATTAATTCGTTCTTTACCTTGTTAACGTTCTGCCGGGACAGGCCGGTAATTTCTGCCAGCTGAGAATCTGTTATCCGGTCATTTTTCTTCCCGAACCCGTATGTTTTTCTGATCAGTGCCAACATTACCCGGAACTGTCTGGCCGTCAGGTTGCAGCATGAGAGAGACTCCAGCAGTTCGTTGGCGAGTTTAGTGTAACCATCGTCCAGGTCTGCCACTCGTGATTGCTCCTGCTTAACAGGGAATTCATACACTTCCGCTGTATTCATAGCGACCTCCATATCTTTGTTTCGTAATTACTTTCATGTATAATTACTCCGTTATTTGCTGTATCAAAAAAGGGAAACTTTATGTTTCCCTCTTTTCAACAACACTGGCTATTGATACAGTATAAATATTAAGTGCTTTTCTTAATACGCCTCTGCTGCTCCAACAGCCGGGGCGTTTTCTTTTATTCTCATCTGAGATAGCTCACCAATCTGTTTCCACAGAAACCGATACTCCTCCTCACTGATTTTTCTCTCGCCAGGCAAAACAAAATCCCTGATACCGGCTGCGGCCAATGTTTCGCATATCTCCGGTAACTTTTCTGTTCTGCGCAGGATTGTTGAATCGTGAACACCGAGTAATTTTGCAACTACCGTCTGTGTGGTGTTTCTGATTGCCTGATGAGCGGTTGTCATCAGATGATTTGACACAAACCGGTTGAACGATTTGCGTGGATTTGCATTTTCCATAATGTAAATTCCTTTTGGTATAGATAGTCCGTAGCTCACATCCTGTGAGGTAGTTTTATATGTAAATCGTCACTTTATCAGTGACTCCGTAGCAGCTAACAGCTCTGCGATTGTTAAAGAACCAGGGTAACTACATATACCTCTGCGGATACAAAATCTGCATTTCAGTGATTTTTTGTTCGTAAAATTTCACCAATTTTTCAGCAATCTCAAGTGATGCCGCCTGAGCGCCGCGCTCCAAACGACTGAGGTTCCCGACATCGTAGTTAATTGCGGCTGCTACCTCTGCAATTGTTAATTGCTTCTCCAAACGAATTTTCCTTAACGGCGTTATTTGCATATCTCACTCCATTTTGAATGCGCCACACGCATATTACCATATACTTTGATATGCGCAATACGCTTTGTGTGAGACGCATAAATAAAGTTGAATGATAATATGAAAATAGGAACAAAAATTAGAGCTCTCAGAAAACAGAAGGGATTAACAATCCTGCAATTAGCCACTGCTATTGATAGCGACGTGGGGAATATCTCTCGCCTTGAAAGGAATATCCAAGGCTACTCCGAGAGCACATTAACAAAAATTGCGGCTGCTCTTGGTGTCACGGTAGCCGACCTATTCTCCGATACCACTACACAGCAACAAGATGATAATGTTGAGTTTGTTGGATTCGTCCCCAATGGCATGGTTAAAGTAGTTGGGGAAGCATTCCTGGGGATTGATGGCGCAGTGGATATGATAGAGGCCCTTGAGGGATGGGTTCAAATTTACAGCGATGATAAGGACGCTTATGCCCTCAAAGTTAAGGGTGACAGTATGTGGCCCAGGATTCAATCAGGTGAGTATGTGGTTGTTGAGCCCAACACAGTAGTCAGATCCGGTGATGAGGTCTTTGTGCGCACTGTTGAAGGTAAGAACATGGTAAAAATACTGAATAAAACCAGAGATGGTAGTTACCAATTCACCAGCGTCAACAATACTCACCCGCCAATCACAGTTGATCCACGTGAAGTGGAAAAAATGCACTATGTGGCAGCGATTGTAAAGCCGACTAAGTTTATCGATAAATGCGAGCAATCATAAGCCAGTACTGATAATCAAGCGTGTTCTAAGGACAAACTATGGCATTCAATGACACTGAAGTCGTACAAATTAAACAATGTATGAACTATTTCATGGAAAAGCGTCGTCCACCAAAGCATATCCGGGATGAACATGATCTTCAGTATCGTATTGAAGACGATAGCGTAATCATTTTCGAGGTTAGACAACTGTCCTGGAGCACCGGACGTGCGGAAGAAATGCTGGCCAAAATAACAAACAACAGAAACAGCAACTCGTGGTCCCTGTTCTGGTCTACTGATAATAATGAATGGCGGCACTATGACGGCCGAATGATAGGCAGTTTTTCTGACGCAATAAAAATTATTGATGAAGATGCAGATCATCGATTCTTCGGCTAACAGTGGCCTGACGACACGTTTTAGCGTGTAGTGGTAAGCCGTCAGATAATATTAAAAGTAGAGATATCGTCATCACTGTAATAAACTAACAACATCACAGGGGTACCGATACAAAGCAGAAGATCGGATTAATTATGAGCAAAATTCACAAGATAAAACTTAAGCTTGGCGGGACAAAGCCAGATGAGTTACCACAAGCAAAGCTTGTTCAATATCTTGCTGCACTTACAAAAATGTGCGGTGAAAGTGATGTTCATTTTTCATCCGTAGAAGAAGGCTCGGCTGAGTTAATTTCATACACGAAATGCCAGAGTACTTATGGTTCGGTAATAGCAAACATAAACGCAAGTATTGCCAGTGAATCGAAAGATTATCGGGATATAGCTAAATACCTTGCCAGAGACAATTATACGGCACAAATACTATCTGAAGATAATATAGTTATCGGCAGCATAACTCCTCACATAGAACCAAAACCAATTGCCATTACGAAAAAAACAAAAGTGCAAGGTCAGTTATATAACATAGGGGGTCGAGATGAGACTATTCCAGTCAAGTTACTCGGTGCCAATAATGAAATTTTAAATTGTGAAGCAAATCAACAAACCGCTACTCAGCTGGCAAAATATCTGTTCAAAAAAATCAGAGTTCATGGTGTTGGAGACTGGGAAAACATCAACGGCATATGGAAACTAAAAAAACTTAAAATTGAAAAATTTGAATTACTTAAAGATATTTCAATAAAACAAGCACTATCCATTTTAAAAGAAGATGAAAATAACAAGTGGGATGAAATGGAAGACCGCGAAGACATTCTACACAAGGTTAGGAGCATCAATTGAAAGTTATCATTGATACCAACATCTTAATTTGTATGATGCTAGATGTAGAACCTCAGGGATCGTGGATAAACCCTCGAGATAACACAAAGGTTGATAATGTACACTTAAGGGCTAAAGCCCTGAAAGATTACATTGAACAAATTGGCGGTGTAATTATTGTACCTACGCCAGTTTTAGCTGAATACCTTGTTGGCATCGATAAAGAGAAGCATATTGATCATGTTAACCTCATATCATCAATGTCATGCTTTGAGTTGGTTTCATTTGATGAAATTGCAGCTATAGAATGTGCTAAATTACCGACACTTCAAGAAATTAGGCAATTGGCAAGTTCCGCAGAAAGCACCTCTAGTAAAATAAAATTTGACAGGCAAATCATATCAATTGCTAAAGCGAATAACGTTAATGAAGTATGGAGCCATGATAAAAATGTTTTTAAGAAGTGCACTGATTTAGGGATTTCAATAAAATCTTTAGCCGATATAGCCCCACCCCCAGAGCAATTTCCGCTTTATCCAGATGATGAAACAGGCACTCACATAACACATTGACCCCAGCCCTCCCCTGCGAGGGCTTTTTTGTGCCTGTAACTCCCCGCCTATGTGATCCACACCAGATTTTGACGATTTAAAAAAAATAAATTATCAGTAAAATCAACAAAATAACTACATTAAATCTTACATAATATTACCCACCCCAAAATATGCGCTTGACGCATTTGCGTTAAATGCATATTATCATAACCATCAACGGAACACAGCACGTTGGTGCTCTTTAAAAACGATGATAGCGAGCTGTGTATTGGCTGTCAGAACGGTGACGCTGATAAAGCGTCAACCTTCTCAGAAGGTTTTGGGATTGAAGCAAAGCATGATTGTACCAATCACCAAAGCCAACTGTTTGGAGGAAATATGGCAATAATCATAGTGAAAAAATCACGCAAACCTGAATTTTTACGTGGTAACTCAGCAAACAGACGTCACGCCAGACGAAAGGCTGAAGCTATTGCCACCAAAAATGTAAAAATGAAGTTGGAGGAAATATTCAGAACTGAACCGGACAAAAGCCCAATGAGCCGGGTAGAAAAAGCCACATCAGCATGCAGTACCCCGATTTACGACTCACCAGACAACTGCTGCTTAAACACAACTGCCCTGTATTCAACTAAGCGATATAAGTCAAAACCAAAAACAGAATTTGGTATCACGGCCAGAGCATAACCTGCTGGGTTGTATGAGCGCAGATACTTACTCTAGAGCTTTTTTCTTTAAATACCAGTCATAAAACATAGCTTTATATTTTGTATTTAAGCTATAGGTGGCAAGATTTTTATTGTATGCATTTGGCATCCAAAAATTAAATATCTTCTTACTTACAAGTTTATTTATTGCAGGTGAGTTTCTATTGAAATCAGATAACGGTTCGCCTCGTTCAAAGAATAGATAGATAAAGTCAAATTCATCGTTTGAAAGAGAAGCGAATATGTTATCTCTTTCATTTTTATCTCTTTGATAAGCTACGAATGACACTACTCTTTTCTTTAAAAACTCAATCGTTGATCCTGCTGCTGCTGAAATAATATAACTACAGCAAAATAGTAATATGTAATACATACAGTAATCCGGAAGCACCTCTGGATTATGGGCATTAACTGCTTCCTTGGCTTTGTCTGGTGTAAATATAACCAACAGTATCAAGATAAAAACCATATAAACCAACCTATTAAGCGTAATTCCTCGCAGGAAAAACTTAACAAACTCCTGCCACCATGAGTTGTTCATAGGCTATGTAATCTCTTATCTGTAGGGGTGAGCAGATTATAGCCGATTTCTCGCTGTAGGGGTACACGAGAACCACCTCGCCTGATGTGGTTAAAAGCAGGCACTTCGCCCCAGAGCCTAGGGACGTTAGGTTGAATGGCTAGCACCCCGCGCGGGGATAACTATTCGGACATCACGTAGCGCAGAGACGTGTAGTAAGAGGAATTACCTCGGATAAAGGAAATATCCGATTACCGCAAGGAAGATAAAGACAACAACAGGAATCCCGATAGTTAATTTCAGATACCTGATGAATGACTTGGTTATAGCTTTTTCTACAGCTTTCTCAATGATCGTCTCGAGTTGTTCAGGGGTTAAATTCATAACTGCTCTCCTTAGTTTTTCTAACTATATCCGGGGAGCGGACATTGTTCCAGAGTGAAATTATGCGCCATTAATTTATGGAAAAGGCAGTTGGAATATAACTGCCTTAATGTCCATCAGAAGGAAACAAACATAAATGAGACAGGAAGAAAAAGATACCGCCAGGAATGGTTGCTGTAATCAAAGGTAATAAAGCAAAAGCCTCAATAATCTGCTCCTCATTGTTATCACTAAATATATTTTAATCAGCATCAATAAAATTTCAATATATCCTTTATTTTTCAGGTATATCCGTAGGTAAACAACATGAAAACTAAACCTTGTCGCGCTGCGTGCGGTTCTGACGTGGCGTGCATCTCTATGCCATTTTTACGCCTTGCCCGATGTGCGGCAAGGGTAGCGATATCCACCGGAAAGTCCCGCATTTGGGATCTGGCTAACCAATTACAGATGAGAGCTTACGGGAGAAAGATATGTCGCTGATGACTGCAAAACAAAAACACACCAAGGAACAGGTTATTGAGTTGTTCAATCAGGCTGACATGGATGAAAAGCAGATTGAGCAGATTGTGTCGGAGTGGCGTTGGCGCAGGGAGAACGCCAAAACAAGCCGCATTCTCCATCAGTGCAGAATGAGGCTACCGGCATGAACACATACACAATACAGGATGCTCAGGTAGAACGGCAACGGATTGCCGAACAGCGCAGGAAACGAGAGCAGAAAGAAAAGGATGATTACTGGTTTCGTGAAAGTGTCGGATTGCCAAACGGACGGGTACCGGCAGAATTTTTAAGCGGAGAATTCACATGATGGAATATCCACGACGCATAGGGAAACCCGCAGGCTCCGGTGGAACGTATGAGGACAATTATCAACGCGCCCTGAAATCAGCAATTGAGCAAATGGATTTGCAACGGCGGGGGAAACCGACCGGAGAGCCTTCACTGTCAGAGCAACGGGTGGCCGAGACACTTTACAACATCTGCCGTATCACCGCCCTTCACTATCCCCCACTACCCGCAAACATCAAAGCAGCACGGAATGCTGCTGAGACACAGGCGTGGAGAGAATGGAGGACTGAACATGGAAAAGCTACCGGTGTCGGTGGTGTTGATTATTACGGCGGTGGGCGTGCGGAATCACGCCCCGGCCAGAGATTGGGGGATTAATCATGTCTGAAGTCTATAAGGCAATAAGTGCCGTAGCCAAGGAACTGGCTGAGACAGGCATCAAAAAAGGGAGCAGGAATTCACAACAGGGGTTTATGTTCAGGGGGATCGACGCTGTATACAACGCCCTTGCCCCGGCGCTGGTTAAGCATGGCCTGATTATCCTTCCTCGCATTATGGAGCGTTCTGTCACGGAGCGACAGACACAAAAAGGCGGCACCTTATTTTATGTCGTGGTGAAGGCTGAGTTTGATTTCATTGCCACGAAAGACGGCAGCAAACACACAGTGACCACCTTTGGCGAAGCTATGGATAGCGGGGACAAGGCAACCAACAAAGCAATGTCTATCGCTTATAAATACGCAGCTTTCCAGGCATTTTGTATTCCTACCGAAGAAACTGCGATTGATGCTGACGCAGAGGTTCACGATGTTGTTCCACGTAATCCAGAGCAGATTTTGGGTGACTATACCGAATTTCTTAATGTCACAAGTGACACAAAGACGATTGAGGCTGAATACCGGAAAGTATGGCGAATGCTGAACGGTAGCGACAAACAGGATGAATGTAAGCGCCTCACCGGCATCAGGATCAACGAACTTAAGCAGGCGGCATAAATGGCAATTAACGTAATTACAGTCAGCGGCAATCTCGGAAAGGATTGTGAGCAACGATGGACTCCGGCAGGGAAAGCCGTTGCATCGTTTAGCCTACCGGTGAAACAGGGATATGGCGAGCACGAAAAGACATCGTGGGTTATCTGTAAAATGTTCGGCGCGAAAGCTGAGAAATTGCCAGAACACCTGAAAAAAGGAATGAAGGTGACGGTTACTGGCGAGTTCATCATGGAGGAATGGACAGGTCAGGATGGCAATAAACGATCAGCGCCGGTGATTATCGTGAACCAGTTGGATTTCAGCAACAATCAGGCAGGAAGCCAGAAGCCGCAGACGCAGCAAGCTCCAGCACGGAATGAGCCACCGATGGATTTTGACTATGATGTTCCGTTTTAGGATGAAGCGTAATGCAGGGATGATCAGGTAGACGAAAGCGTTAAGTTATAACACCACAGAAAGCAGAGAACGGACGCAGACGAATAGCAAGGGATTGCCTTACGGAATTAATGCAGCACACATCAGACGAACAACACACCGCAATACTCGGCAAATACACACCGAAATTCAAACCACTTAATCACCCGTGCTTTCCTGAGAAGAAAGTGCCTGGGTATTACGTGCGTACGTTACAGCAGGAGGATGAAGTATGGGGGTTGCAACTAAACCCACATTAACCAGAGGCAGAGCCCTAACTTTATATTGGCCGACCGTAGACGCCTACCCGATGGATAGCCGTGAAGCCTGTGCTTTCATGGGAATATCTTACCCTACCCTGAAAAAATGGATTGATTCCGGCAGGCTTTCCGGCTCGAGAAAAGATCCGCTTAAGCCCAAATCGCCGTGGCAGTTTACCCGTGCAAATTGCATTGCAGCCATCAACTACAAAATGCACAATACGCCGGAAAGCGTGATTAGTGCGGAAGAGGAAAGGATATGTCAATCTTCCGGAGAGGCGAGATATGGTACGCCAGTTACTCGCACAATGGTAAAAGAATTAAGGAGTCGCTTGGTACAACGGACAAAAAACAAGCGCAGGAGTTGCATGATAAACGAAAGGCCGAGCTGTGGCGCGTAAACTCACTGGGTGAAACTCCGAAGGTTACTTTTGAGGTTGCCTGTACGCGGTGGCTCGAGGAAAAATCAGGCAAAAAATCTCTTGATGATGATAAAACCAAAATACTGTTTTGGCTCGATCACTTTGAAGGGATGCACCTGGCAGATATTGATGAGATTAAAATCTATGATGCTGTCAGTAAGCTGAAAAATCAGAAGCTGAAAGAAAATTGGGAAAAGCATATTTCCGGCAGGAAGCGGCGTGCAGTCAGTAAAAAATCAGAGCCGGTTTCTGTAGCAACCAAATCTGCTTACCTGGCTTTCATCAAGTCACTGCTCCGCGCCGCTGAACGCGACTGGAAGTATCTCGATAAAGCCCCGAATATCCGGGTGCCAAAACCGAAGAATAACCGGGTCCGATGGCTCGAGCCACGGGAAGCAAAACGCCTGATCGATGAATGCAGTGAACCTCTTAAATCTGTTGTGACATTTGCTCTGGCTACCGGCCTGCGGCGCTCCAATATTATTAACCTGGAATGGTCACAAATAGATATGCCGAGAAAAGTAGCGTGGATTCCCCCGGATCAGACCAAATCAGGGAAAGCATTGGGTGTTGCTCTTAACGACACTGCGTGCCGCGTCCTGCGTGAGCAGATAGGCAATCACACAAAGTATGTTTTTGTGCATACGAAGGCTAAAAACAGATCTGACGGCTCAATGACTCCGGTTGTCAGAAAAATGCGCGTTGACGGTAATACTGCTTTCAGGACTGCACTTAAACGTGCCGGTATAGAAAACTTCCGTTTTCACGACCTTCGCCACACATGGGCGAGCTGGTTAATTCAGGCGGGAGTACCGCTGTCCGTATTGCAGGAAATGGGGGGATGGGAATCAATAGAAATGGTACGCCGGTATGCTCACCTGGCACCGGGTCATCTGAGCCAGCATGCGCAGCAAATCGATGCTGTTTTTGGTGAGGATGTCCCAAATATGTCCCACCCGACCCTGAGTGTGGTTGGTGAGCACAAATGAAAAACCCGCTAACTGGTTGAGAGTTAACGGGTTTAATATGGTGCCGGCTACCGGAGTCGAACTGGTGACCTACTGATTACAAGTCAGTTGCTCTACCAACTGAGCTAAGCCGGCGAATTTGGCGGAAGGATAGAGATTCGAACTCTAGGACGGTCTCCCGTCGGCGGTTTTCAAGACCGCTGCCTTAAGCCACTCGGCCATCCTTCCATGGGGCGCGATTATGCTGAAAAATGAGGAACCTGTCTACCCCTATATGCAAAAAAATCCGATTTTTTTGTCTGCCTGCTCAACATTCGTGCATCATACCGGCCCTGCGGCGGAATACTGCTGTTATTGTGACGGGAATTAGTATGATAGAATTAATTCCCGGTGAATTTACAGTCAAGTACTTACTATAAGGTCGCAACGGAACAT